CAGATTCGTATTGACTGGACGCATCCGCATCGGGGCATCGTTGATCTCAAAACCACGACAGACCTCGATTGGTTTGAAAATGAAGCCCGGCGGTATCACTATCACAGCCAGTTAAGCTTCTATCAAGCGGTTCTGCGCGAAGTGGTCGGCGAGTACGTGCCCGTCTATTTGATTGGCGTGGAGAAAGCCGAACCGTATCGCTGCGGGGTCTGGCGTGTCTCCGACGACACGCTCTCGATTGCCCGCGGTGAAAACGAATCGGCCATCTCGCGACTGATGGTCGCTCGCAAAAGCGACAGCTGGGAAACCGGCTACGAAACGCCACGGCTGCTTGAAATTCCATAACTCCGGCTGAGCTCTAACCCCCTAGAAACTTGCGATTTGCGATCGCTTTGCGCTCAGACTGCGCACCAAGAGGCTTTTTATTCACCAATCTTCAACCACAGGAGACCTTTTGAATGTCAATGTTCAACAACCTCGTCCAGAACCCTTCGCCCTCGGCGCCGAAGGGGATTATTTACGGACCTCCGGGTGCAGGCAAAACTTATTTCGGTGCCAAGGCCGATGATTCCATCATCGTCGACTGCGAGAACGGCGCCGGCGCGATTCCCTGTTGCCGTACTCCCTACCTGGCCACCTGGCTGGAAATCGAAAAGTGGCTTCTGGCCATGGAGCGTGAGGACCATCCCTATAAAACGTTGGTGATCGACTCCATCGACTGGCTGCTGCGTCGTCTCGAAGAGCATGTGGCCGGTTGCGGCAACAATATCGAGCAGACGCTCAATCGCTCCCACGGCGGCTACGGTAACGGTAAACAGGTGCTGAAAAACAATGTCTATCAGCGGCTTTTACCGGTACTCGACCGCATTGTCGGTCGCGGCATTGCTGTCGTTCTACTGGCCCATGCGAAGCGGACCGACATCACCGATGTTGACGGCGTGACTCGCGAAAAGACGACGGCCGATCTGCCGGACGACTTTCGCAACATTTTTGTCGAGTGGTCGGACTTCGTCTGTTTGGCACGCCAGGATGTTGACGGCAACCGCATCCTCGTGACCACCGAAACGCCGTCGGCTCTGGCTAAAAACCGCTACGGCATGCCGCCCACAATTCCCTTCGAATGGCGTGCGTTCATCTCGTCGATCTCGGCGGGCCTTTCCGCAAAGTTCACTCCCGCAGCAGATGCTGCATAACCTCAAGTTAGCTTAACCTTTTTCTGTCTCAATCACAAGGAGAACCTTTTTATGGCACAACTAGATTTTAACGCGAACAACGTCGAACCGGCCAAAGAGTATGAACCGCTCCCGGCGGGTAAGTACCTGGTCGAGGTCTCGTCCAGCGAGATGAAGCAGACCAAGTCTGGCAACGGCAGCTACCTCGAGCTGGAGTTCACCGTCCTGGACGGCGATTGCCGGGGCCGAAAGGTCTGGGACCGCTTGTGTCTCAGCCACGCCAACGATCTCACGCAGAAGATCGCTCGCGGAAAACTCTCTGCCATCTGCCGTGCGGTGGGCGTAATGCAGCCTCGCGACTCGGTCGAGCTGCACAACTTGCCGCTCGTCGTCACGGTCAAGTGCAAAAACCGCAAGGACAATGGCGAAATCACCAACGAGCTCAAGGGCTATGCCCGCCGCGAGTCGGCTGCCGGCCAACCACAGCAGGCGCCCGTCAATGATAACACACCAGTTTGGAATCGATAAGGAGGTGAGTATGAAGAAGTTAATTGCAGTTTTTGCGTGTGTGGTGGTAGTTGATGATGACGAGCAGGAAGGAGCCGTGCAGGGGCTACCTACCCGCAATCCGCTTGACGATCTCGTCGAGCGCATACGACGCGAGGGGCCATATGCTGACGACACTGTCAATTGGAGATATGCCGATGGGCCGAAAGTCGCGTGATAAGGGTGCATCGGGGGAGCGGGAGCTCGCTCGCGAGCTCTCGCGGTTGTTGGGCGTCGAAGCCCGTCGTGGTTGCCAGTACCGCGGCGGGCCCGACTCGCCCGACGTTGTCGCCGACATTCCCGACGTTCATATCGAATGTAAACGAACCGAGCGTTTTCGGCTTTACGAAGCGCTCGATCAGGCGATTGCCGACGCCGGTGAGCAAGTGCCCATCGTTGTGCATCGCCAAAACCGTAAACCCTGGGTGGTCGTCGTTCGACTCGAAGACCTCCCGAAACTGGCAGTCCAAGTTTATCTGACACTGGCTGAAAACGCTTAAATCAAAATTAAGAAAGGAAGAATAATGGTCGTCAAGGACCTGAAACCCGATGACATTCGCCTCGACGGCGATACGCAGCCCCGAATCCAGTTGAATCAGTCTACGGTCGAAGAATACGTCGAGGCCATACAAAACGGTGACAGTATGCCACCGATTGATGTGTACTACGACGGCGAAAGCTACTGGCTGGCCGACGGTTTCCATCGATACAACGCCCTGACGGTTGCCGATTCGCAGCAGCCGATCAAGTGCAATGTGCATGAGGGCACACTCGATGACGCTAAATGGCACAGCTATGGTGCCAATAAAACTCACGGCCTGCCGCGTAAAAATGAAGATAAGTCGCAAGCCGCAAAGGCCGCCCTGTCGCATCCCAATGGTGCAAAGTTGTCTAACGTTCAGATTGCAGTGCATGTGGGTGTGAGTGATTTCACGATTCGAAAGTACCGCGCGGAACTTGAAACCACTTCGAGAATCTCGAAGTCAGAATCCCGCACTGGCCGCGACGGCCGCAAAATCAACACGGCCAAAATCGGCAAACAATCTGCCAATGGCATGAAGACCACCAAGGGCAACACGCTAAGCCCCAAGGCCTTTAAGCCCACACGGGGACACAGCGAGATGGCCCCCATGATCTCTCTTACATTGCCGGTGAATAAACCGGAGATAACAGCGGCTGCTTTGTGGCGGGAGTTTCCAGTCTCGTACATTGAGACTCTCATTCAGGTTTTTTCCGAGTTTATCCAAGAAAAAAAAGGTGAATAGTTATGATCGCTACGAACAATCGCACAAATACCAACCCTTACAACGTCGTCATGGAAGTTACCCCCAAGCAGGCCATCCATTGGCTTGAGTCAAATACCCGCAACCGCCCAGTTAAGCAGTCGCATGTTAACCGGCTTGCCAAAGAGATACTGGAGAATCGCTGGCAATTGAGCCACCAGGGAATCGCCTTCGACACGACCGGCCTGTTGCTGGATGGCCAACACCGCCTTTGGGCCATCATCGAAGCCGACCGCCCGGCTCGTTTACGTGTTTTCTTCAACGAGCCCGTCGAAAACACGCGGGTTGTGGATGCCGGCGAGAGGCGGTCTAACCTCGATATCATGACCATGACCGGTCAGGTGGGGGACGTTTCCGCTAAGCATCTGGCGACTCTGCGAGCCATGTTGGCTGGACAATCGGCCCGCTCTTCAAGAATGTCAGTTGGCGAGGAAAGCAAACTCTATAAGAAACATGCCGAAGCGATTGAGTTTGCGATGCAGCATCTGGGTGCCTCCTCGATCAAGGGTGTGGCCACCGCAACTACACGGGCCGTGGTGGCGCGGGCCTACTACTCGGTACATGGTAGCAAGCTGGTCCACTTCTGCAATGTCCTCAAGAGCGGCATTGGTTCCAATGATGAGGATTGCTCTACGGTGATGCTCTGGCAATTTCTGGTCCAGGCATCCCGTGCCGGACAGGCCGATGGCGTGCGACGCCTGCGGTATGGCAAAACGGAATGGGCACTGGCGGCTTTTCTCAATGGGAAAACCCCCAAGCAGCTTCGTGGTGCCAATGTGGAATTGTTCCCATTGCCCGAAGAAGTGAGCCATTTGTAGATGGTGTAGTGGTGCTAAGTCCCTACAAGTTTATCTGACATTAGTTGATACGCGTAACCCCGAAAATTAAAGAGGAAAACAAGATGCCTAAGAAGACAGCAAGCGATCTGGAAGCACAATATGTGGACGCGATCCAAGACGCGTTCCTGGTTGTGCAAGAAGAATACGAGACCGATGCCGACCAGCGCTTGGCTGCACAAACCCTAGCGCTGCGTCAATGCCTGGCCGACTGCCAAGCATACCAGCAAGAGCTGGATGAAGAGACGAAGATCGCCCATTACGGCGATGACTTGCCCGACGACATCATGCCCCGGGAGTTGAACAATGCTGCAGCTTGACCAATACCTGCTGGCCTATCTTGTGCTGGCGATTGTGAGTTGTGTTTTCGGGGCGTTGCGAACTTATCTGCTTTTTCGAGTTTTGGAGGATAAACATAAATGACCACTGCCGCTATACAACAAATTGAGCCCCAGGGCATCCGCGTCGACATGGGCACGCAAACCCGTGAGTCCATCGACGATGATGTGGTCCAGGAATACGCCGCGGCCATGGAAGCCGGCGCCGTGTTTCCGCCGATTGTGGTGTATTACGTTGAGGCTCAGGGCGAATATGTCCTGGCTGACGGCTACCACCGCTTACTGGCCCACTGCCAGGTGTGGCCGGACCAACCGATAGCCGCCGAGGTGCTCGAGGGCAATCTTTATGATGCCCAATGGCACAGCTACGGTGTCAATAAGACTCACGGACTACGGCGAACCAATGCGGATAAGGCAAAAGCCGTCCAAGCGGCGCTCTTGCATCCCAACGGTACCGAGATGTCAGATCGACAGATTGCGGAGCATGTAGGAGTGAGTCGTGACATGGTAATTCGTTATCGACACGAGATGGAAAAAGTGGGCACTTGTAATCGGATTACAAGTCGCGCCGGAGCTGATGGTCGTACGATCAACACCTCCAACATTGGCACCAATCCTGTTTCCGATACGGACGATGGGCCACGGCGGATCTGCAACGAATGTGAGCATTACGATGACGATGCCACCTTCTGTTCTGTCAAAAAACAACTGCAACGCCCTTGGGAGGATGTTTGCGACAAATACCGACCGCGGCGGTCGCGTTCTACCAAGCCGAAGGATCGACCCGTCTTCTCTAATCGGCGGATGAAGGGTGCTGTCGAGGTCTACCTGCCGCCCGACAACCCGCAGTTGGCTGCCGTGGAACTGCGCGAGTATTTTCCGTTGGATTACTTGCGCTCGGTTTTTAACGCCCTGGAAGCGATCGAAGGGGGTGATTGTGCAGCTTAGATATTACCAACAAGATGCCATCAATGCCGTATATCGCCATCTTCGCGGCCGGGATGATAACCCGTGTGTTGTTATCCCGACCGGTGGCGGGAAGACGGCAGTGATGGCGACGATCTGCCATGATGCGGCGATCAAGTGGAATGGTCGGGTGTTGATACTTGCTCACGTTAAGGAACTCCTGGAGCAAACGGCCGGTACGATTCGGCAGATGGCTCCGGACCTCGAGGTGGGTGTCTATTCGGCCGGGTTGAAATCCCGCGATACGTCGCAATCGGTCATTGTGGCCGGTATCCAGAGCGTTTATCAGCGGGCGTGTGAACTGGATCGCTTCGATCTGGTGATTATCGATGAATGCCACCTCCTAAAGCCCGAAAACGAAGGGCGCTATTACACGTTTCTCAATGATGCGAAGGTCGTAAACCCTAATCTGCGGCTGATCGGGCTCACGGCCACGCCCTACAGAATGAAATCGGGCATGCTCTGCGGGCCGGACAATCTGCTCAACGATATCTGCTACGAGATAGGTGTCAAGGAGCTTATCACCAAAGGTTTCTTGTGTCCACTACGGAGCAAAGCCGGACGGATGAAGGTCGACACATCCTCATTACGCGTCCGCGCCGGTGAGTTCGTCGGCTCCGAGGTCGAAGAATTGATGGACACCGATGAGTTGGTGGGCTCGGCATGTCGCGAGATCGTGGAGATGACCAAGGATCGACGTTCGGTGCTGATCTTCGCGGCGTCGGTGGCGCATGCCGAACATGTTAAAGCCGCGCTCGAACGCATGACCGGCGAAGAATGCGGTCTGGTTACAGGGGATACTCCCTCAACCGAGCGTGAACATTTGATTGCGCGGTTCAAGGGGGAGCAGATCGCAGCCAACCTTTTCGGCGATACTTATCCGCCGTTGAAATATTTGGTCAATGTAAACGTTTTGACAACGGGCTTCGATGCGCCCAACGTGGATTCGGTAGTTTTACTGCGGCCAACTGCCAGCGCAGGATTGTATTATCAAATGGTCGGACGCGGATTCCGCCTGCATCCCGCCAAAACCGACTCCCTCGTTTTGGACTACGGGGGCAACATCCTGCGGCACGGCCCGGTGGATGCGATTCAGATAAACGATCACTCCGCCGGCAACGGCGGCGAAGCGCCGGCCAAGGAATGTCCCGAATGTCAGTCGGTCATCCACGCGGCCTATTCTATATGTCCTGACTGCGATTACAAGTTCCCTCCGTCGGAAAACGACAAGCACGACGCTTCCGCCTCCGGCGAAGGCATCCTCACGGGCGAGGTGATCGACACTGAGTACGACGTCGAGGACGTCTATTATAGCGTTCATACGAAACGCGGCGCCGGCGAAGACGCACCCAAGACGTTACGGATTACGTATCGCACCGGGCTTAACGAGTTCCAAAGCGAATGGGTTTGTCCCGAGCACTCGGGCTGGGCGCGGCGGAAATTCGAAGATTGGTGGAAGTTGCGTTCGAACGATTCGCTACCGACAACGGCCCAACAGGCTGTGGACATCGCCGAGGCGGGCGGTGTTGCGACCACCCACGAAATCACCGTCCGTAAAGTTACCGGCGATCAGTTCGATCGCATTATCAACCACTGCCTGGGCGAGAAGCCCGAACCCGTGCCGCTGGAAGTGGCCATGGGGTATGACTCTGATAGCATTCCATTTTGAGGACCTCTATGAAAACGAATAACCGCATGGGCGTCGTCCTCTCGGACGTACATTGCCCGTTTGAAGATAAGAGCGTTTGCCGCATGGCGCTGGCGTTTATACGCGAGCATCGGCCGGCCACGGTACACCTGTTGGGCGACATTGCCGATTTCTATTCGGTCAGTCGCTTCGTCAAGGATCCCTCGCGCAAGGAGGATTTACAAGCTGACTTGGACGCCACGCGGGATTTTCTCGCCAAGGTACGGGACGCTGCGCCTTCAGCGCTGATCGTCTATAGCGAAGGCAACCACGAATTCCGCCTCCGACGTTACCTGGCCAGCGAAGCCAAGGCCCTGGCCATGCTGCGGGATTTACGGTTGGAATGTCTGCTCGACTTCGATTCGCTACGAATACGCTTCCAGCCGCAAGATCGGCCATACCGTGTTGGCTCGCTGCTGTTCACCCACGGCCAGGTTGTCCGCAAATGGTCTGGCGCCTCGGCACGCGGGCACTTTGAAAAATACGGCTGTTGTGTGCTAACAGGTCATACACACAGGCTCGGGGCCTTTTACCATCGCGACATTAACGACACCTACGCCGCCTGGGAGAACGGTTGCCTCTGTAACCTCAATCCCGATTACGTTGTGGCTCCCGATTGGCAAAGTGGATGGAGTGTTATCTGGTCTCAGCGCGACTATTTCAACGTCGAGCAGGTGGCCGTCGTAAAGGGGAAATACTGTTATCACGGTAAGGTTTTCGGTCGCAAGCGGCTTTCGCCGTCGGCCCATTTTGAAGTGGAGGATTTGAAAGTATGAAACAGAATCAATCTCCGGCTTATCAACTACTCCAGCACGTGTGGCAACACTCCCTGGCGGCAACGGGACATTCTTGGGAACGCCTGAACCGCTCAATGCGTGGTGCTATGCAACTGGCCATCGATGCCGGACTACGGTTCGATCAGGACGACTTTGCGAGAATCTATAAGGAGTTCCGGGGCGGTTACTGGTTTGGCGAAACCGTCGGAGAGGGGTTTTATGCGTTGGCCGTCCAGACTGGCAATCTACCAGCTGCCCAAGCCTTTGAATCATTGAAGGAACGCCAGTCGTTTATTGCCGATGTCGTTGACACCGGCTCCGGCAGGCGGAAGCGGGGGCGGCTTGCCGTAGGATCTCGTTTCCCATGGCGGGGATTCCATGTCACGGTGACTAGTTTTGCAATTGACGGCGCGCACCTGACGGCTTGTTCCTATACGAACGACGCGGAACGAAAAGTGGCCAAGAGGTTCAAAATCACGGTCGCCGACATCCGCGCGGATCGCAGTGAGCGTAAGGATCGCATTCAATTGCACAAGCAGTTGATAAAGATGGACAACGAAGAAGAAGGCGTCCTGAAAACCTTCTCGCGGCGCGCCGGGCTTACATGTCAAGCGGATTGGGATCAAATGCCGCCCGAGAGAATCCGGGCTCTTATCGAGACCCTAGAGAAAGAGCGGAAACAGGCCGCCTAGTAAACCGACAGTCTGTCTTATTGTAGCGAACGTAAACAACCTCATATCAGGAGAAAACACTATGCACGACGGTGGAAAACGACAATCTTTCAGTACGGGCGCCGTTCGCGATACAGCTGAAGGCAAGCCGCGACCGGACCTAATCAGCCCGTTCGCGTTGATGCGATTGGGTGAATGGTTGCGCCTGGGCGCGGAAAAATACAACGAGCGGAATTGGGAGCAGGGTATCCCCATCCAGCGCTGCATTGCGTCGTTGTATCGACACCTGCTGGCCTACCAGGCTGGCGAGAACGACGAGGACCACATGGCGGCGATCATGTGCAATGCCATGTTCATCATTCACAACGAAGAAATGATCGCCGACGGCGTGTTGCCGGCGGAATTGGATGATATGCCCGTGTATAGGCCAATCGACGAAAAGGTTGCATGATGCTGGAAACGGCCAAGCGATATCTTGATGCGGGACTTTGTGTACTGCCGGCCATACGAACGCAGAAGCGGCCGGCGGTACATACTTGGAAGGAATACCAGAATAAGCTTCCAGACGAAGACACCGTCAATGCATGGTTCAGCCGTAAGCATGACGGCGTTTGCTTGTTGGCTGGAAAGTCATCTGGCAACCTCGAACTGATCGACTTCGACCAGGGCGGCGAGTCATTCGATCCGTGGTCTTGCAAAATTCCCCTGGAATTGCTCGACCGGCTGGTGATCGAGACGTCCCAGTCGGGTGGCCGGCACGTTGTGTACCGTTGCGAAGACAAAATCGGCAGCAGTATGAAACTCGCGAGACGGACGGGAGACGATGGGGGGCCAGTCACACTCATCGAAACACGCGGCGATGGCGGATTGTTTTTGTGCGCCCCGACCGACGGATACGAGCCTGTGCAAGGTGATCTGGCCAATCTACCGCTGCTGACGAGCCAAGAGCGTGAATTGCTCCTGCAAGCCGCATGGGAATTCAACGAGTATCGGACGTCGTCTGCGAATTGTCCGAAGATGTCCGCCGATGTCGGCCAAACTGATGAATTATCGGCCGACAATGGCGGCTTGTCAGCAGACAATTCGAATAATGGCAGTTGTTCGTCGGACAATGGCCATAATTCACCGATGTCCGCAGATAATTCGCACATGTGCGATTATTCTTCGGACAATGGCCATGGTGCGAACATAAGCTTGCTCGATCGGGCCAAATTGTACCTGGATGCCTGCGATCCGGCAATTAGTGGCCAGGGCGGCCACAACCAGACGTTTTTCGCAGCCCAGGCCCTGGTCAACGGCTTCTGCCTTGAGCCTGAAGCCGCCCTGCGCCTGCTTCAGGAAAACTATAATCCTCGTTGCGAGCCGCCTTGGACCGAGAAGGAACTGCGGCATAAGGTGGATTCAGCGTTGAAGAGTCCGTCGGACAAACCGCGAGGTTGGATTAGAGACGAGGAATTCGAAGTCCAAGAGGGGCTGGCGAAAGTGGATATTAGCGGAATTGTCGAAGAGACACAGAAGCCAACATCACTTGTAGTTGTTCCAGATGAACAATCTGATCGAGCGTATGAGTTTATAGATGCTACCTTATTCGAACCTTGTCCGCCAGACTGGTTGCTCCATGGCACGCTAGAACGCGACACGTTGGCACTGGTGTTCGGAGATCCAGGTTGTGGCAAGACGTTCATGGCCTTCGACTGGGCCGCGAGAATCGCCACAGGGACGCCGTGGCGTGGCCATGAGGTGAAAACCGCACCGGTGTTCTATGTCGCCGGAGAAGGGCGGCGTGGGCTCGGACGGCGTATTCGTGCTTGGGAGCAGCACAATGGAGTGAAGATAGCCAAGGGTTCACTATTCATTGGGCCTGCCGTGGCGGTCACGGATGGCAGGCAACTGAGCGAATTGATTGCCGCCATTGACACCCAGAAAAAGCCGGGCCTCATCGTGCTCGACACCCTAGCGCGATGCTTCGGCGGTGGCGACGAAAACTCCACACAGGACATGAGCCGCTTTGTGGCAGCCTGTGACCTTTTGCGACGCTACTATGGCTGCACAATTCTGATCGTTCACCACACGGGCCACGCCGACAAGAACCGCGCTCGTGGTGCCATGGCGTTGAACGCCGCGTTGGATGCGGAATATCGACTCAACAGATCTAATTCCGGCCTGATACTGACAGCAACCAAGATGAAAGATGCCGATCCGCCCACGCCGTTGGGCATGAACTTACTCACGGTGGATCTACCCGGCATGAAAGACGATTACGGCAACCCGGTTACGTCGGCGGCCATCGAAGTTGTGGATGCGGACATCGGCGCACTCGTTTCGACGGCCACCACAAAGTGTGAACAAGAACGTACCGAGAAGCACTGCCGGCAGATTATCGAAGTGCTGAAAGCGAGCCCAGAAGCCGTCTCCAAGAAGAAAATCCGAGAACTCGCCGGTCTGAATAGCGACAAGGTCCAAGGGGGCATCGACGTTCTCTTGTCACAAGATCGAATTCACGAATGTGAATTGATGCATCGCGGTAACAAGAAGGTAATCAACGGTTATCGGCTGACGGACAAAACATCATCGCATAAATCTGCCCTGTGCCATAGTACGGAAGACGTAGTAGATGGTGGCGTGTAGCGCCACCTCTACGTAGTCTCCGTACTGCCAGTGCAGGCAGGGGGACAGAGAGACTTGTCTCTATAGTCCCCCAGAATTTTGTCCCGCAGAAAACCCCGTAAAAACAAGGGTAAAACGGTTGCAGGGGGACAAACGGTATTTTTGAAGTTGTCCCGCAGAAATCGGCTGCCAAGCTGGCAGGCATAATATGGGGACAGATGTAATCTAATCGCAAAACATGTCGTAAACGACGGCTATTAATGGGGGGTTTATCATCGCATAGCGATAACTGCCATTATGGCAAAATTTGTTGATTTTGCCCAGTAATTAATAGGTACTTCCTGCCATTATGACAGGATGATGGCGTGGGAATAGATCGCCTTATAGAGGGCAGTTTGTTGGGAGGGTGACTTTTTTTTAACTCTAACCAAAGGAGATTTTTGTAATGCAGACGACCCAATTTGACATTGAGATTCGGGACATTGATTCCATCCGGCCTTATGACAACAACCCACGAAAGAACGACAAGGCAGTGGATGCCGTGGCCGGCAGCTTGCGGGAGTTCGGGTTCCGCCAGCCAATCGTTGTCGACTCGGATGGTGTTATTATAGCCGGCCACACCCGCTACAAGGCGGCCTTGCAGATGGGACTCAAAAAGGTGCCCGTGCATGTGGCCGTCGATCTTTCACCAGATCAAGTTCGGGCTTACCGACTGGCCGATAATCGCACGGGCGAGTTGGCCACATGGGATTATGAGATCCTGCCCATCGAACTTGCAGCCCTGCAAGACGCCGGTTACGAGATGGATATTCTGGCCTTCGATGACAAGGAGTTGGCGCAACTACTCGATAGCGAAGTGCAGCAAGGTTTAACCGATCCCGACCAGGTTCCCGACCCGCCCGACGCGGCGATCACCCAGCGCGGAGATATCTGGGTGCTTGGTGACCACCGTTTGATGTGCGGCGATTCGGCTTCGGCCGAGGATGTGGACCGTCTTTTGGACGGTGCATCTATACAACTTTGCAATACAGATCCGCCTTATAATGTATCCGTGGAACCGCGCTCGAACAACGCCATCGCAGCCGGTTTGAGCTCGTTCAAGGGCACGAAGAACCACCAGAACTTCGACGTCAAGCGGCATCCCGAAAAGGCCGACGCCACTCACGCAAAACTGCGGCCCAAGGATCGTCCGCTGATCAACGACTTCGTCAGCGACGAGGAGTTCGACCGTTTGCTCGACGCCTGGTTCGGCAACATCGCCCGCGTGTTGGAACCCGGCCGGGCGCTGTATTGCTGGGGCGGCTACGCCAATCTGGCCAACTATCCGGCCATGCTCAAGAAGCATGAATTGTACTTTTCTCAGGGAATTATCTGGGATAAGCAACATCCGGTTCTCACACGTAAAGATTTTATGGGCGCTTTTGAGATTTGTTTCTACTGCTGGCGACTCGGCTCGGCCCACCAGTTTTATGGGCCCAACAATGCGACCGATCTCTGGGCGGTCAAAAAGGTCAACCCTCAGAGTATGATTCATTTGACGGAGAAACCGGCCGAGCTGGCCGTCCGCGCTATCCAGTACTCGTCCCGGGCGGGTGAGAACGTGTTGGAGCTGTTCGGCGGCTCGGGCTCGACGCTCATCGCCTGCGAGCAGACGGGCAGAAACTGCTTCGCAATGGAACTCGACGAGCTTTACTGTGATGTCATAGTCTCTAGGTGGGAACAGTTCTCGGGGCGCAAGGCACAGCGGCTGGCCAATGAAGAGGTGGCAGCATGAATTGCCGTAAGAAAAGCCCGGCCGAGCCGGGCTTAGAAAAAGGTGAGTGTTTGATGAGCCTTGGCCTATGCCTTTTTGCCGAAGAGTTCGAGTTTCTGCTCGGGCGAGCAGATGGCCTGGAAGGTTCCGCGATTTTTGCCGCGTTTGAAGCGAGCCTTGTCATCTTTTGTGCCGATCTCTCGAATTATTGCGGCGTAAATCGTGGCCGACGGCGTGGCGGCATCGGACTTCCACCAGCCCTTTTCAGCGGCGATCTCGACGATCTTCTTGACGCCCAGTTCCTTGCCGGCGTCAACCAGGACCATGTAGGCAGCGGTCAAGCCGGAGATGCGTTTTGGCTTGACAGGCTTGGGCGTCTTGGCCACCTTCGCCACCGTTTGGCCCGTGTCGCGTGCCTTGGGTTCGGTGGTCTTCTGAGTCGCCTTGGTGGGAGCCTTCGCGACAGTGGCCGCTGTGGGCGATGTGGTGGTGACCGGCGCCGTCTTCGTACGTTGCTTAGGCGTGGGCCGCTTGAGGTTGGCCAAGTCGGCTTGCGTGCATTGGCGCCGCAACCGCTGGGCCGTTTTGATACGAACCTTGCGGCCGCTGATGAGATTCTTGGCGTCCCAGCCGCCGTGCGGGCTCTCGGCGTCGATGCGCACGGGCGCCTCGCTGTTGGTAACCTTGGCCATGTAGGCGTGGCCGATTTTGATCTCATTCTTCTTCATTTTCAAGTCTCCGGTAAAAAGGGTTGCTTAGCAATCGCTCAACTTGAGCAATTCGCGGTAGTAATCGTGGATCATGGAGTTGGTGCCTTGGCAATTGTCGAGTTCGAATTGCAGGCATTGGGCCATCGAGAAGATGTCCTCTTCGCTGTCAGCCTGCACGTTGTGTTCGCGGCCGTCGGGCATGCCCGGCGTGAGGATCGTTACCTCAATGTATTGGCTGTCGCGTTTGCGTACGGCCGTGGCGAAGTTGCCAAATTCGCCTTCGAAATCGATTCGTGTTATTCGCATGGTTTTGTTCTCCTATTTTCCATAGGTGTATTGGGCCAAACCAGCGGCCAGGAAGTCGACAATCGCCGCCGTCGTAGCGTCTGCCGGGCGTATATCCCAGCCGCGGTCGAAATTACAAACGGTCTGTTTGTTGGCCAGCCGCTTGATCCAGAGCTTAGAAATGCGGCTTCCAGGCAATTCGAATTCCGGCTCTTCGGCGTCTTTGAAAAATACCAGGGCCTCGAAGCGATGGCCGGCGATCCGTCCGCTCACCCAAGTTCCGGGGGCGTAATTCCGCCGGGTCATCTTGGTGATCTCCAAGTCGTATCCAATGTCCGGGTCGTTTTCGTGTTTCGTGTTCATCGTTATTCTCCTTTTGGTTTTGTGCCCACAGACACACATGAGCCATTAATTTCGCCGAACATCAAGCGCACACCGCGACAATTCCGCCGGATTCTGGAAAGTATTTTATGTTGGTCAAAAAAGGAACGTAAACATGCAAGAAGATACAAGAAAACCCTTGGAGATTACGGCTATGAAGCCGTCTGATCTGGCGGCCGTGCTGTCGAATTCATTTCGGCGCAAGGTTACTGAAGAACAAGTACTTGAGATCGCCAAGGCTGGCAATCTTCTGGCCGCCGACGGCACAATCAACCTGATCTATTACACGGCGTACTTAGCTGAGGAGGTCAGCATTGGTAGCAATTAACCCACAGAATATGAAACCCACCGAACTGATGCGGGTGCTGAATACGGCCGGACGCGGAACCGTGCTTACTGAAACCCGTTTGCGGCGTCACCGCAACCGGGCGGGCTACACGATCGGCGACGCGAGAACAATCAACCTCTTTCGCTACGCCGCCTGGCTTACTCTGGAGCACTTCGCGCCGAAGGAGGCCCCGCAGGACTACGCCGAGCAAAAACGCCGTCAGGCCGAGCGGAATGCCGAATCGGTGCGGGCGGCCCAGGACATTGGCGAGTTGCCCGCGGTGGCCGATCCCGAGCGCAAGGCGGCCGCTCAAGCGTCATTCCGCACATTTTGTGAAACCTACTTCGCCGAGGTCTTTTATCTGCCCTGGTCCGACGATCATTTGCGCGTAATCGACAAGATCGAACGCGCCGTGCGCACGGGCGGACTGTTTGCCATGGCCATGCCGCGCGGATCCGGAAAAACCGTGGGTTGCCAAACGGCCGTGCTCTGGGCGGCACTCACCGGCGCTACGCCCTTCGTTACTCTGATCGCAGCCAGCGCCGATCGGGCCAAGGATCTGCTAGAGAACATCAAGACCTGGTTGGAAACGAATCCTTTGTTGCAGGCCGATTATCCCGAGGCCTGTTACCCCATCAAGTGCCTAGAACGCATTACCAACCGCCAAAAGGGGCAGAAGTACCAGGGTGAGCCCACTCGTATCGAATGGTCGGCCGACAAGATCGTGCTGCCCACGATCGCAGGCTCCAAGGCCTCGGGCGTTGTCATCTCATGTTCCGGCATGAAAGGCTCCGACATCCGCGGCCAAAACCACGCGCGAGCGGACGGCCAGGTGGTTCGCCCGCAACTGGTGATGGTTGACGACCCGCAAACTACCGAATCGGCCTGGTCGCCTTCGCAATCCCAACGCCGTGAAGCGATTCTTGCCGGTGACGTACTGGGTATGGCCGGCCCTGGCAAAAAAATCGCCGGGCTGATGGCCTGCACCGTGATTCGGCCCGACGACATGGCCGACCGGCTGCTGGACCGCGATAAACACCCTGAATGGCAGGGCGAACGAACCAAGATGGTATATGCCTTCCCCAGCAACGAGAAGCTTTGGGCCCGTTATGCCGAAATCCGCGGCGACTCATTTCGCAACGACGGCGACGGCTCGGTGGCCACCGATTTCTATCGCGAAAACCGCGCGGCCATGGACGAGGGTTCGCGCGTGGCCTGGCCCGAGCGTCACAATGTGGACGAACTCTCGGCCATCCAGCACGCCATGAACTTGCGCCTACGGGACGAAGGGGCCTTTTTTGCCGAGTATCAGAACGAGCCCATCGTGGAGAGCGAAGGCGAAGAGATGCTCACGGCCGAAGAAATCGCCGCCAAAACGAACGGCTATGACAAGTGCGTCCTGCCGCTGGGCGCGTCGCATCTGACGATGTTCATCGACGTGCAGCAACGGGCCCTGTTTTGGCTGATCGCCGCTTGGGAGGAAGATTTCACGGGCTATGTGCTGGATTACGGCACCTGGCCCGACCAGCGACGGGCGTATTTTACGCTCCGCGACATTCGCCAAACCCTGGGGCTAGCCACGCCCGGTGCCGGGTTGGAGGGGGCGATCTATGCCGGGTTGGAGCGGCTCTGCGATGAACGCCTTTCGAGAGTATATCGCCGCGAAGACGGGGCCGAAATGAAGATCGACCGCCTCTTGATCGACGCCAACTGGGGCCAATCTACGGACGTGATCTATCAATTCTGCCGCCAATCGAAACATGCCGGCATCATTATTCCCAGCCATGGCAAGTACGTGGGCGCTTCGTCGATGCCTTTTTCCGAATACCGTCGCAAGCGGGGCGATCGAGTAGGTCATCATTGGCGAATACCCACGACGACCGGCAAACGGCAAGTGCGGCACATACTGATCGACACCAACTACTGGAAAACGTTCGTTCACGCCCGCCTGGCCGTGTCCATGGGCGACCCGAGTTGTCTCTCGCTATTTGGACGCGATGGCAAGGCCCATCAGTTGTTGGCCGAACACCTCACGTCCGAGTTTCGCGTGAAGACCATGGCACGCGATCGCACAGTCGACGAATGGAAGCTGCGTGCCACCCGCCCGGATAACCACTGGTTCGACTGTCTGGTGGGCGCGGCCGTGGCCGCTAGCATTCAAGGCTCGACACTATCTTCCCTTGGCCAGCAAGTTACCGCGCCACGCAAGCGGCTGGTGCTTTCCAAGCTGCAAAGAGGACGGCATTGATGCACGCGCAAACTGACAACACAGATAAACCACAAAACGTAGGCCTCGTCTGCCGCAACTGCGGGTGCCGTCACTTCCTCACGGTCTATACACGTCCTCGAACCGACGCGATCGTGCGTCGCAAACGCTGCCGCAATTGCGGTCAAGCGATCAAGACGCGAGAGAAGATAGTTTAGCGAACTATTCTATCAGACCGTCTCTATTCGTCGTAATTTCGTTTTCAAGTGCGCACATTATATGCGCGAAAAAGGTTTTTACCAGATCTGGTACGACTCTGCGTAATTTACATTTTGTTTTGAAAAAAGGACGTTCGGCGGGTAATAACTATATAGAGGGTGAGTGTTTTTGTTTTAAGCCAAAGCAAAAGCGACCCACACAAATAGCCAAAACTAAAAGGATGACACAAGCGTGAGCGAGACAGGTTTGGAAAACACGATCGCCGAAAACGCAGCCGGGCCAAAAAAGGCCGGCAACGAGACGGGTAACATGGAACAGCATTCCATCCCCGACCAGATCGCCGCCGACCGCTACATCGAATCGAAGAAGGCGGCTCGACAAACGGGCCTTGGTATCAAGCTCACAAAGCTCTCGCCGGGAGGGACCGTGTAGAATGTGGCCGTTCCACAGAAAAACCAGGAAGCCCAGCCGATCCCTGCCCCGGCGAGAGTTGCAGGCTCGCTACGACGCTGCGCAAACCACCACTGAAAACGCCCGCCATTGGGCCATGGCCGACAGTTCAAGCGCTGATGCGGCCATGACGCCCGATGTGCGGCAAACATTGCGGAACCGAGCTCGCTACGAGGTGGCCAACAACGCCTACGCCAAGGGCATGGTTTTAACGGTGGCCGGCGATTGCGTGGGCACGGGCCCACGGTTGCAGCTTTTATCGGAAGACGGCGAGACAAACCGCATTATTGAGCAGGCTTTTACCGAATGGGCCTCGGCCGTGGACCTGCCCGCCAAACTCCGCACCTTGCGGATGTCGAAATCGACAGATGGCGAGGCCTTCGCAGTACTGATCAACAACCCCAGCCTGGACCACGCCGTAAAACTGGATATCAGACAAATCGAGGCGGATCGGGTCACGACGCCGCAGAAAAGGTTCGGCACACGCAACATAATTGACGGAATTGAGTTTGATCGGTTTGGAAACCCGAGCGTTTACCACGTCATGAAGGGCCATCCGGGTGATACGGCTTACACCTTGGGACATTTCGAGCGGGTTCCGGCCCAGGCCATGGTCCACTGGTTTCGCTCCGACCGCCCGGGCCAACATCGGGGTGTTCCAGAGATCACACCGGCACTGCCGCTGTTTGCACAACTTAGGCGATACACGTTGGCCGTGCTGGGGGCTGCCGAAACGGCGGCCGATTTCGCGGCCGTACTTTACACGGACGCGCCGGCAAACGGCGAGGCCGCATCCATCGAGCCAATGGATGTAGTTGAACTTGAGAAGCGTATGGCCACTACACTGCCAGATGGCTGGAAACTGGCCCAGATTAAGGCAGAGCAACCGACGACGGCGTTTGTCGATTTTCGACGTGAAATACTGGCTGAAATAGGGCGTTGCCTTAACGTGCCTGTGAACGTAATGACGGGCGATTCGAGCCAACATAATTACGCCAGCGGGAGGTTGGATTTTCAAAACTACCACAAAAGCCTGCGCATCGAGCAATCACATCTTGGCCGCGTGGTCATGGATCGCATTTTTGCGGCATGGATAAAAGAGGCGGCTTTGCTCGCGGCGTTTGCTGTGCTGCGAGCGATCAAGACACCACAGGCCCAATATTTTTGGGATGGAATGGACCATGTGGATCCCGCCAAAGAGGCCAACGCGCAGGCCACCAGACTGGCCAATAATACGACCACGCTCGCTTACGAATTCGCACGGCAGGGTAAGGACTGGGAGCCCGAGCTTCGTCAGCGGGCCAAAGAGCGAAAGTTAATGAAAGAGTTGGGGCTAGTCTCTGACGAACCCGCCTCAGACAAAACCGAGTCGGACGAATCAGTTCGACCCGATGCCACGGAAAACGAAACCACCGAGGAGAAACAAAAAGATGCCAAAGAGCGTCAAGCTGCCTGAATATGTTGAGTTTTGTGCGGTGCCGGTGATTGAAGCGGCTGCCGAGGGGAAGGATCTACCACGTTTTTCCATGGTGGCCTACTCGGGCGGTCAGATGCAGGTCGCCGGGTTCCCGCACGCGGTGGTTGTCGATCTGAGCGGCCTGGATGTGCCTAACCAATCGGTGCCCATCCGTCTGGATCATAAGTCCAACCAGGGCGTGGGGCACACCACGCGTATCGAGGCTCATGACGGGCAGCTTATCGCCGAGGGACTCATCAGCCGCGAGACGAGTTGGGCCCGAGACGTGGCCCGCTCGGGCACGAACGGATTCCCCTGGCAGGCCAGCATCGGCGGGCCGGTGATCGAAGCCGAATTTGTGCCGGATGGTCAGGTTGTCGAAGTCAACGGGCGTAAGTTCGAGGGACCGTTGCATGTTGTGCGTCGCATGACGCTCAAGGAAATCAGTTTTGTTGATAGTGGGGCGGACGCCGACACCAAAGCCGTCGTCGCCGCCAGTGAAAAGGAAAATGAAAAGGAGAACGATCGTATGCCGAAGACAGTTGAAAACCAGGAAAATATCCAGGGCACCGAGGGCCAAAAGGTTGTAACTACGCCCAATGTACCGGAAAAGCTCGAAGCCGCGGGCCATGAAGACGCCGTGGCCATGCTCCGTACCGACCTCCGCAAGGCGGCCGCCGCTGAAACCCGGCGTATCACTGAGATTCGCAATATCTGCGACGGCGAACACCCGGAGATTGAGGCCCAGGCCATCGACGAGGGCTGGGGTCTCACCAGTTGCGAACTGGCCGTGCTACGCGAGTCACGGCCCTCGGCACCCGCCGCGCATGTCGAGAACAGTATCCCGACACAGCATGTCTTGGAGGCCGTTGCCCTCTCGGCGTCCGGCATCTCGACCACCACGATGGAGGCCAACTACGACGAGCAGACCCTCGAGGCGGCTGACAAGCTGCGGGGCCTGGGAATCCAGGAGTTCTGCGAGTTGGCCAGCGGAGTGCGTCTACCCCGCTTCCGTCGTGACGCCACCGGCTGGCTGCAGGCGGCCTTTAGCACCACCAGCCTGCCGGGCATTCTTTCGAACCTGGCCAATAAGCGGCTCTTGGAGGGTTACAACTACATCGAAGACGCATGGCGGCAGATCGCGAAGATCGCCACGGTCAACGATTTCAAGGAACATACCCGCTACCGCATGACCAGCAGCTTCGAGTTCAAGCAAGTCGGCGCGGATGGCGAACTCCAGCACGGAAAGGTCGAAGAACAGACGTTCGGGCAGCAGGCCGATACGCACGGGATCATGTTCGCCCTGACGCGAAAGATGATCATCAACGATGACCTGGGCGCGCTGTCCGACATCCCGCGTCATATCGGCATGGGCGCGGCCGAGGCCATCGCCGACGCTGTTTGGAGTCTGTTGCTGTCAAACCCCACGCAGTCGGACAGCAAGGCCTTCTTTCACGCTGACCACAAAAACTACGCCGCAGGCGCCGACACGGCCCTCAGTGTGGACGGCCTGACTGCGGCCGAAGTCATGTTCGGCGAGCAGACTAAGCCCAACGGACGACCGCTGGGCATGCCGGCACGCACACTGCTGGTGCCCACGGCCCTGAAGGTGCCGGCCGAACTCTTGATGGCATCGATGAATCTCAACGAGACGACCACCACCAATAAGCCTAAGCCGCAATCGAACCCCCATGTTGGAAAATTCCAGGTCGTTTCCAGCGTTTTTCTCAACAACGCGGCCTTCACGGGATACAGCTCCAAGGCCTGGTATCTGTTGGCCGATCCCAACCGCCTGCCGGCGCTTGAAGTGGCCTTCCTGGGCGGTGTGGATCGCCCCACGGTCGAGCGCGCTGATGCCGACTTCGACACGCTGGGCATCCTCTTCCGCGGCTATATTGATTTCGGCGTTCGAGAACAAGATCATCGTGGCGCGCTCAAGATGAAGGGCGAGGCGTGAGCCGAGCCAGGGGCAGGTTTCTCTTTTCTGTTTCGTGTTTGTAACTGTGGGATATTTCTATGCAAAACATTTTTGTGTTTATCAGTATGTTGACGTTGTGTGCCGGTGTTGTTGCCGGTTCACCTTCGGCTTTTGCCGTCGAGGGGTTGGCGGTCGACTTGCCGACGGAAATTCGCGGCTGGTACACCAACCCAAATGGCTCATGCGTGCAGTGCTCCATCGGTATGTGTGGCGTCGACCAGAACGTTCCGGCAGCCGCAACTCTGCTGTGGGATACCAGCTATGGTCCCAAGGAACGCGGCGGCAGCGGCCCGTCTCGGGTTGCCCGCTACTGTCGTGAACGCGGCATTCGCGCTTACAACATTACGGGCAGTAATACCTGGGACTGGATGTCTTGGGCCAGCCATACGGGGCGTGGCGCCGCCATCGGGGCGGGCCGCATGCACTTTCAAACCCTAGTGGGGCACGATGAACGTACTGGTAAGTGGTACGTCTGCAACAACAATAGTACTCACAAGATCGACGAGTACGACGACGCCGGGTTCCGGCGTCTACATCTGGCCAGTGGGCAGTGGGTGGTTATTCTCGACTACCCACCGCATCCCCAGCGGCCTCGTTATGTGCGTTGGTGGTAAAGTTTTACTTTTTTGGAGGAAGATAAATGAAGCGTTTTGTGATTTGTGTTTTGATGTTGACGGCACTCTGTCCCCTGGCCTGGGCCGGCGAAGTCAACCGGGACGAAGTGCGTAGGCTTGGCGACACGGCTCAGCACATCGGTGGCGGGCATCGTGACGACGGCGTTGACGCCTTTATCGAGGCCATGCAGCCGCCCGCGAGCGACGATGACAAGTGGTTTATTTCGGTGGTTTCCATGCAGGGCTGCAAGCCTTGTGCCGAACTCAAGCAGGCCTGGCGTGCCGATCCCTGGCTGTTGGCCCTGGCCGACCCGAATGATCCCAAGGCGTCTTGGGCCCATTATGCTGAGTACAACATCGACGATCAAAGTCAGGATTGGCGGTTTGAAAACCTCGAGTTCTCTGGTTTTCCCACTATCGTAGTGCAGCCGCCCCGAAGTGGCAAGTATGGTGACGCGGGCACGGTCGTTTTCCAGAACACCTACACTGGTAACCCGCGAGACCTGGCCGGACAGATTGTGGCCGCCATTAAGAAGTATGTTAGCAAGGTCGCACCGCAGGTGCAAATCGTCTCGACCGTACCAGCGGGTACTTACGGCCAAGATTGCGCGCCGCCTTGGAACCCCAAGCCGGATACCGACCAAGATAACCGCCGCCCTTGGCGGCCGAATGATCCGAATCTGCAGTTTCAGATTCCCCCACTGGACCCCACGCCACTGTTTAGTTTTCCCTGGAAGGCTGTGATTGCCTTGGTGGCCGGCGGGTTCTCGGTCCCGGCCATCATTGTGCTGGCCGTGTGGGGACTCTCGTTCATCCGCGCACAGCGCAAGGCGGCCGGTAAGTCTCCGTTGTTGGATGACGAGGCCTTCAAGGGCCTGGTTGACATGGTGCAAAAGCTGGGCGAACAATTCGAAGAGCAAAAGTCTGCTACTACGAAGCGGACTTCTCGGAAGCGGGCCACGCGGAAGAAGACCACCAGCACCGCGGCCGGCCGTTAGTCGTTATTCAAGTTCACAATAGATACAAAAATGAGGAGATAAGAGTATGGGTGCGAGTTTAGTAAGCAGAGGTAACATGGTCGACTACACGCCCGGCAGTGCCGTCACGGCCGGCGCCGTGGTCGTGCAGGGCGAACTGGTGGGCGTGGCCAACCTGGATATTCCAGCCAATAAGCTGGGTGCTCTCACCGTGTCGGGCGTATTCGACTTTTCCAAGGGCGTGGGAGTGATCGCGGCCGGTGCCAACGTCTACTGGGACGTGGCCGACGCTGAGGCGACTACGGCCGCCGATTCGGGCACGAACAAGCTCATCGGCAAGGCCGTAATCGCGGCCGCCAGTGCCGACACTACCGTTCGTGTGCGACTGAGCCAATAGGTAAGCCATGACAGACATGATCGCTAATTCCCTGGCCTGGCTGGCCCGGCAGCAGAAGACGCACCTGTCGCGCACGGTGACCTACCGTCGCGGCGGTGCGTGGGTGGAACTGCAAGCTATGCTAGGCCGCTGGGAATACGAACAGACGGACTTCGACGGCGGCGTGTTGCGGGCCGAATGTCGTGATTATCTGTTTCTGGCCGTCGACTTGGTGTTGGACGGCGCACTTACATTGCCGTTAAGTGGCGACACCATCGAGGAAGTGGTCGACGGGCGTCGCTACATTTATGAAGTCATGTCGCCCGGCAACGAGCCCTGTTACCGCTATGAAAACGACCGCGCCACGCTACGGGCACATGTTAAGGACAAGAAAGTAGAGAACGTCGTATGAACCGCGCTTCGGCCGCCGCTATGGCTGTGACTGAAAAACTCAACGCCGAAACCTGGTCCGTGGCGTTTACTGCCGTGCGAACCTTTCAGGTTAACCACAAGCGGGCCGACCTGCAGGAAATCAAGGTCTCGGTCGTTCCCAAATCGGCCACGCGGCAGGTCGAAGGGCGGTCTTCGGCCAAACATATTGTGCAGGTGGATGTGGGTGTGCAGCAGGCAATCGACCCCGGGGCGCTGGCAGATTGCGACGCCATGCTCGACCTGCTTATGGAAATGGCCGACGCCTTTCACATGGAAACTTTCGTTTGCGGCGGGGTGTCGGCCATTTGCACCGAGGTCGAACATGATCCCTTGTATGTGGGAGAACACCTCGATCAGCAGCGGGTGTTCACCGGGGTGATTACGCTGTCACTGACTATGTATGGGTGAATTGAAATTCACCAGGGTGAAATATGAATAACGTTATAGCTCGAAAAGTTGAACTAACAACGTCGTGGCAGGCGCTGGCCGACGAAACAACCGTGGCCAGCGTAACGATCACAGCCCCAACTTACAATGCGGGCCATGTGATATTAAAGGGCGACACGAGCGACGAAGTGCCTCTGGAGCCGGGCGAATGGCATAAGTTCGAGCATGTCAATCTGGCCGCCATCGAGGTCAAGGGCACGGCGGGTGATATTGTGACGGTCGTGGGAGGTACTTGGTAATGGGAATCCGTCGAGCCAACTATCGGCCCGTTTATCAGATGCCGGCATATGCCATGGCCACACCTGAGACGAACGGCGCGCCCCTGTCACGCGTGAATGACATCCCCGTGCGTGTGTTTGACGATACTACGCCGGAGTACATCCAGGGTAGCTTCTGGTTGCCGAGCAACTACGACCCCACCAAGGACATCACAATCCAAGCAGCAGTGGCATCGGCATCCCCGGCTGAGGCGGACGTGGCATTTGAGTTACAGACTCTTGCCTTGGCCGACGGCGATTCAACTGACGGGACTTGGACTTCTAGCACTGTGGTTATTGAAGATGCTATCGATAACGGCGTTGCTATGGATCATCTCATGGATGTGTGTGAAATGACATTTAGCCGATCCTGGACGGCGGGCGATCTTGTATTCTTCAAGTTCGGTCGGAAGGCTAATGATATTGGCGACAATTTGACTGGCGACTTACGTTTGTATCACTTGACCATAGAGGTGCCGGTGACCTGATGGCTAGAAATTTTAATGGCACATCTGATCGTATCGAGATTGTCGACCATGCGGCGCTGACGTTTGGGGCGGTAGATTACACGTTTACGCTTTCGCTATGGATGCGACGTTGTGATTTATCGGGCGGGGCGCCTCGTTTTTTATTAAATAATGGTTATTCGTGGGTTGCGGGGAGTACGGCGGTTCTGGTGTGGGGTGACGATAATCCAACATTTGCTAGCAGGATTACGTTTCGTTTCGATGCTGACAATGGCAGCTATGTGGAGGTTGTTTCCAATGATGTAACTACGGTTGATACTTGGCACCACCTGGCGGCCGTATACGATGGCTCGACGCTCCGCACTTATTTAGATGGGGTGGTGCAAACCGCCACTTCCACAGTGAGCATTACAACTGTCAATTCAGCCAATCCAACACAACTTGGTCGCGGGCATGACGGTTCCGGTTTTTTCGCTGGCAGTCTGGCGGAAATCGCCAAGTGGGATTGTGCTTTGCTTGCGGACAAGATTGCAGAATTGGCTACCGGTGTGCGAGCTGTGGATATTGGGGCCAGACCAAACTGGTATCTCCCGCTGGACGGTGGATGGCAGGAGGGAATCGCCGGGCTTGAACTTACAAATTTCGGCACGAGTGCAACAGAGCATCCGGCGTGCATTCTGACAGCCGGCAGTATTTTATGAGGTGACATAATGGCTGATTACTTTAACCCTGAGACTGGCGTAATTCGCACATCACTGCACGAGGCACCGTCGCCTGACTGGATAAAGAACCCAGCAGGGATACGTGAGGCGCAGGTAATTCCAGTTCAATATCGGGTTTTCAAGAACGGCCGAGTGCAAGAGGCCAGCAAGATCCAGAAAACGGCTATCAACAAGCGTCGACTGCCGGCCATCAAGGCGGCCAGGAAAGCGGCACTGGCAGAAGAAGCACGGCAGCGGTTGGCCTTGGCCGACCCGGACTACGTTGCGGCCGCGGCAAGCGTGGACGCGGCCACGAGCGTTGCCGCCGTGGAAGCCGTTCGCCTGACAAGCGTACTGCGTGCCACATGATCGGTTTTCGCATCAACAAGTTACGTGGCCTCAAATTAGACACAAAAAAGATTAAGCGATCCGCACAGCAGGCCGAGCGGCGCGTGTTGTCGCGGTTTGGTTTTATGGTTCGACGCGGCGCCAGACAGAGTATACGTAAACGAAAACGTGTGTCGGCAAGCGGCCAGGCGCCCAGTTCACACGCTGGTTTGTTGAAGCGATTTATCCTCTACGCCTACGAACGGGCCCGGCGTTCGGTGGTCATCGGGCCCAAGCGGCTGGGTAGTAAACGCGGCCAGGCGCCCTCGGCACTGGAGCACGGTGGCCGTTCGAGAACCTCGGACAAGCAACGCAAAGTGATCAGGATAAAGCCTCGGCCCTACATGGGCCCGGCTTTCGACAAGGAAAAACCCAAACTGCCCGCCATGTGGCGGGATTCAATTCTATAGTAAAGGAGCCACGACATGGGCGCTATTCTCGGCCTCAAGGGCAAAACCTACCGCAACACGGGCACTTACGAAACGCCCGTGTGGACGGAGATGAAGAATATCAAAGACCTCTCGCTGAAGATGGAGAAGGGCGAGGCCGACGCCACCACGCGTGGTAACAACGGCTGGGAGGCGGTCATTTCTTCGCTCAAGAAAGGATCGCTTGAATGGGCCATGGTCTACGACACGGATGACACTGACTTCACGGCCCTGCACACGGCCTGGTTCGCTGACACGCCCATCGAGTTCGCCGTTATGGACGGTGATATCGCCACCAGTGGCTCGCAAGGACTACGGGCCAGCATGGAGGTCTTTGGTTTCGGCCGCGAGGAACAACTCACCGAGGCCATGGAGGTGCCCATCACGGCCAAGCCCACCTATAGCGAGCATCCGCCGGCGTGGTACACGGTTTCTTAGTGGAAATGTCGAATGTGGAAATCAGAATGAGGAAGGAATATTATAGATGAAAACTTTTTCCGATACAACGGGCCGCATCTGGTCCATTGCCGTCAACGTCGACGCTGTCAAACGTGTTCGCGATCTGCTTAACGAGGACCTCTTGGACGTCAAGCAGATCCTCGAGCGGCTGATGGTCGATCCCATTCTCCTGTGTGACGTTATATACTGTATCTGCAAGCCGCAGGCGGATATGGAGGGCGTTAGCGACGAACAGTTTGGCCAGGCTATGGGCGGTGACTCCATCTTGCACGCCAAGAGAGCACTGCTGGGTGAACTGGTCGATTTTTTCCCCAGTGCCGCCGACAGGGAGAACCTCAAGGCGGCGATCGCGAAGTTCGACAACCTGGCGGAGCGGGCGGCCGAACTGATCCGACAACGGCTCGAGAGTCCGAGTCTGAGTCGCGAGATCGAAGCGGCGCTGGGGAAAGTTGGCGATTCATTTACGAATCGGCCGGCATCATCGGCGTCGACCCCGGGCCTCTGACTTTACGTGAACTGGCCTGGATGGCACAAGGCCGCAAGCGTCTGGCCTGGGATTGCACCAGCCACGTGCTGGCCATGCTCTACAACGCCAACAAAACGGCCGACGCGCCGCTAAAACATCCCCGTGATTTCAACCCGCTGCCGCAGGATGTGATCGCAAAAAAACCTCGCAGGCGGGTGATGGCCAAGGATTTATCTATTCTCAAGACGGTTTTTGTGGACGGTAGAGCATGAGTGCAAGCCAAGGTATCAGAGCGGGACGCGCGTTTGTGGAACTGTTCGCCGACGACACCCGCTTGGCCCGCGGGCTCAAACGGGCCTCGGCCAAGTTAAAGGCCTGGGGCGCTGGGCTGACTTCCATAGGCGCCAAGGCCATGGCCGCCGGTGGTGCCATGATGGCACCCCTGCTGGGCAGTGTCAAGTCCTTCATGGCCGCCGGGGACGCCCTGGATAAAATGTCCGGGCGTGTGGGTGTGTCCGTGGAGTTCCTGGGGCAACTTGGACATGCGGCCGCACTGGGCGGTTCGGACATAGCGTCGCTGGAGGGCGGCATCCGCCGCATGCAGCGCACAGCCTACGATGCCACACGCGGCCTGTCGACGGCCACGGACGCTTTTGGCGCATTAGGTATTAATGTCAAGGATGCCAACGGGCAACTCAAGGGCACCGAACAGTTGTATATGGAATCTGTTGATGCGCTCTCACGCATGACTAACGAAACCGAAAAAGCGGCCCTGGCGTCCATGATATTCGGCCGCTCCGGCACGGCCATGCTGCCCATGCTCAAAGACGGCACAGCTGGCATGGCCGCCATGATGCAAGAGGCTAAGGATCTGGGCCTTGTCATGAGCAGCGAAGACGCTACTGCGGCTGCTAAATTGACGGACGATTGGTATCGGCTGTGGGGCGTGTTAAAGATGACAGCCATGCAGGTGGGCGCGGCCCTGGCGCCTTCTCTTTCAGATTTAGCCAAGCGGGTGATGGACGTTGTGCGGCCGGCCATGGATTGGGTTAAGGCCAACCAGGATACGATTATATCGATCATGAAAGTTGCGGCCGTGGTTACGGCCGCCGGCGCCGTATTAGTAGGCCTGGGCAGTGCGTTGGCCCTGGCTGGCGCGGCCGTGGGCGGTCTGGTGACGATTATCTCTACCGTGGGAGCCGTATTGGGTGGCATCGGGGCGGCCATTCTGGCGCTGGTTTCGCCCATCGGTATCGTGGCGGCGGCCCTTATCGGCCTGGGTGGGTATTTTTTGTATGCATCGGGGGTCGGTAAACAGGTCTTGGGTTGGCTGAGCCAGAAATTCGCCGCACTCGAAGCCTCGGCCAGTAAGGCCTGGGGCGGCATCGCCGACGCGTTGGCTGCGGGCGACATCGCTTTGGCCGCCCGCATCCTCTGGCTTTCGCTGAAGGTAGCTTGGCAGGCTGGCCTGGCTTGGCTGGCTGGCCTGTGGATCGAGTTCAAGGGTTTTTGGGCCGACGGCGTGATGGGCCTGGCCATGTATTTTACCGATGCGGTTGCCAAGATCAAGTCGGCCTGGGTCGAGGCCCTGGGATTTTTGAAGAAAAAGTGGCTGGAATTCAGCAACAGTGGTTTCACAGAATCGATGGCCGATCTGATCGCACCCATTGTTGCCGTAATCGAGGGTGTCAGTGTTGATGATGTGCGTAAGAATCTCAAAGAGGACTTTGCACATAAGCGACAGATGCAGCCTGGCCAAGTTGAAGACATTGATGCGCAGACACGAGCCAAGCAGCAAGAGATCGAAAACGACCGCCAGGGCACTCAGGACCAACTGGCCGAGGATACGCGTCGTCGTAAGCTACGCGAGTCCAGCCAGGCTTCCCAGGGCAGAGCCGAGCTAGAACAGGCACGCCGTGAGTGGCAGGAGGCGTTGGCCCTTGCCGCTAAGAAACGTTCCGCCAAGGAAGAGGCCGACCTGACGATCGAAGAACCGCAGCTGGCGTCCACTGTTGCCGGTTTAGCGGGTGGCAATCTGGCGTTCGATCTCAGCAAGCTCAGCAGCAAAGGCACCTTCAACGCCATGGCCGCCCGCGGGCTGAGCTCCAACGGCCCCATGGAAAAAGTGGCCCAGGCCACCGAGGCCACGGCGGCCAATACCAAGAAGCTGGTTCAGAAGGCCCAAGATATGAGGTTTGGGTAATGGCGATCACAGTCACAGAAAAATGGGAAAGCCGCGAAACGACCGGCGGCAAGGATCCCAGCGTGGATCTAGTCTTTCTGGTCCAGGGCACCGACAATGATATCGCGGCCGGTGACGCACTCTTGGCGTTTTCACCGTTGGTGTACAATAACCTGGCCCGCCTTACGGCCCATCTTGAGCGTACGGCCGAATACGCCTGGCAGGGCACTGTAAATTACGGTAAGCCCGAAGAGGGCGAGTCGACCTGGACCTTTGATACCTCGGGCGGCACGCAACGTGTTACACAGAGCCTCGATACGGTGGGCACCTACGCGCCCTCCGGAGAGACAGCGCCCAACTTCCATGGCGCTATCGGCGTTAGCAAGGATAATGTCGAGGGTGTGGATATCACCACGCCCATCTTCAATTTCGGCGAGACTCACGATCTTGACCATACGCTGCTGGCCGACGGCACATATAAACTAACGCTTTTCGGACTCACCGGCAAGGTTAACCTCTATCCCTTCCGTGGCTTTGCCATCGGCGAGGTTCTTTTTCTCGGCGCGCAGGGTTCCAAGACGGGCATGGACAACTGGTCGATCAACTACCGCTTCGCCGCCAGCCCTAACGTCGTCAATCTGGACCTGGGCGATATCACTATCACGGAAAAACGTGGCTGGGATTATCTTTGGCTCAGCTATGCCGACGCCGAAGACACCAGCGCCAAGCGGCTGATTAAGAAACCGGTGGCGGCTTACGTGGAGCAGGTTTATGAGTACGCCGACTTCTCACTCTTAGGCATTGGAGTATAATGGCCGATCTGCGCAAAGTATCGACGGGCGATAAACTCAAGATTCCCGCCGAGACGTTCAATACATTCATCGACGTGGCACGCGACTTCCGCGGGCGGCAGCAGAATCGTATTCCGTCATGGAAGCCCTTGAATTCCGACACGGCCATTATCCGTGTGCGCAACGACTCCGAAGTGGACTGCCCACGCTTTGGCGTGTTGAGTCTAACCGAGCCCGTTTTCGCTCCCGAGGACGCCGGTTTTTTGCGCGACGGGATTGCTATGATCGGCGTGGCGCCCACCGGCACGGATGCCATGTCGATTGTGATCGCACAAGAGCCCATCGCGGCCGACAAGTTCGGCCATGCACAAATATCCGGCGTCACATTGGCCAAGGTCACCGGTGAGGGCCACACGGCATCTCCCGACGTAGACGATGTGACCAGGTTGCACTGTGGCGATGGCGGCATACAGATACTCTGGAGCCAAGAGGGCACAGGCAGCAGGTGGGCCATTGTACGGTTAGGTTGCAGTGCTGGCAATCTAAAACTCGCGAAGCTCAACTCTACGCTTGACGTCGGTAGTACATGCAAGGCTTCCATCTGGTCGGGCGATCCGTTGACCGATAGCGGTGACGATCTGGACGTCTACGACTGGCTACTGGGCGCGGGCGAATCGTTAGACGCGGGAACGAAAGTGGTGATCGCTTTGTTGAGCGATAAGTGGTATGTGATTCAAGCGAGCTGTGCAGTATGAGTGCCGAAAATTGGTTAAAACGAGCAAGCGGGTTGATTCTTCCCAAGGCCGAGCGGAACTTGGCCTGCAAGTTTCGCTTTGGCGTGACGGATGCGGATAATACTTGCTGTAGCGAACAGTCTTTTGGAACTTGCAATTATTGCCAGGATGGCCAATCGCCCGCTGGCTGGATCGTAACCATCAGCGATGCGCCCGTGGTAGTCGTCGGCAACGTAACCATCGACATTAATGGCTCTCATCATGTGTGGGGTGGTGGTTGTGTTTGGGAGACGAATTTACCGTATTTCGGCTCAGCCTCGTGTACGGCAAAGGTTCCCTTACGATTAACTCTCTCGTCCGATTATAAAGTCACAGTCAAGTATGGAGAAGCCCTGGGGTGGACAAATGGCTGGTGCGGTTATTCGTATGTATGGGAAAAACAGTTCGCCGTAGAAGAGCGGCCCGTCGATTGCTTGAACATTTCCAATTTGGAACTGACGGAAGTATCCTGCTCGGGAATCGGCTCCGGCGCCAAGTGTGCAATCACGTCTCACCCATACGCCGGCCCGACTTACGATATGTGTGAAGCCCATGAGCAAGTGCACCATTATTACACCCCGTATGGCCTGGGCATTCCGGCAATGACTGCTGGGCCGTCGGCGCTGGAGATGATTATAGATGGCCAATCTTACACACTTTCTCGCACATGGCAAGCTTGCTACGACGGCTGGGCTCCCTCGTGTAATCCCGGCTTCAATCCCGCCTGGGAATTCCAAGGCGCGGGTGACGAGTTCCCTTGGACGTCAGATGCCTGTGATTGTTCAAATATGCAAAGGCGAAAATGTACCGGTGGATTGAACATCGCCGTTAATAGCTATGAACGGTATTATGGATTTTGGATGCACTACGCATGTATAGATCCGAACAACCCTAACAACGATCATATTACGGTATATAGCTTTTCTGAACCTGGAAACAGTCATGAACATTTCGTTCCTGGATGCTTAGGTTTATGCAATTTAGATCTTAGCGGTCACGTGTACAAGGAAATATCCAGCGAGTATTGCGAAGAGGCACCAGATTGGAACGGCGTCCCGGCAAGGCTTAGGGCGGTTGGATAATGGCAGAGAACACCTACTGCGAATTCGAGCCGGATGTTCATGGCTGGATCTGTCGGCTTTGCGGCTGGAAAGATCGCCCGCATCCCGATCATCCACGCACCGTGCCCACGATCAAGAATTGTGAAGCCAAGCGACCCGCTCGGGAACCACGGCGCATCGATCCGGTCGTAATAGAACATCATAAAAGGTTGGCCCAAAACGGCTGCGGTGCCCAGTTACATCGACTTATCAAGCGTTGGACGGGCGAAGACATTGAGGCAGGTTGCATGTGCTCAAGCCGCATCGCGGAGATGAATGCGCGTGGGCCAGAGTGGTGCCGGGAGAATGTCGATAAGATTGTCGATTGGCTGATTGAAGAAGTTGATCGGCGATTGAAGCGGGCCAAGGAATCGGGCAAGTCGGTCGGTTGGCGTTTGCGGGTTGGTGGGATTGGTTTGCCAGGTCGGCGTTTGGCTTTGCGGTGGTTTGTGTTGTGGGCTGTGCGGCTGGCGGAGCGTTCATCTGGAGGGGAGAAACTGTGTAAACAAAGCCGCGTGACAAAATTCACAGTTTTTACGCAATGA